TCTATTCTTTTGTAAGTGAACTCCTCACCTTCATGCAACTCCAGAGTTGTAATTGCATATTTTTCGTGACTACAATCGCAGTATTTTTGTCCTAGTCCGTCATAAACAGACCAATAAGGGTAATGTGGCATAATGTTATTTTACTATAATAATGAGCAAATGTCAACGAAGTCCGTCTTCCCAATCAAAATCTTCTATACTTTCTGCTTGACCTAGTTGTCTTGAAGCCTTATTTGTATTATATCCTAATGCTTGTAGAAGTCCCCATGCGTTTGTTTCATCATCATTTCTTAGTTGTCGCAATGCGTCTGCTCCATTTATATAGTGGTTTATTACAGGCACATTTCGGGCAATTTCCTCTGCCAAATTATTTTCTGCGGTAACTATGGCAGTGTCATAGTCTCCACAATCGCCTGGAATGGCTCCTGATGGAGGAGTTCCTGTGTATCCAATAGAAGTTCCAACCGAGGCTCCAGCACTAACAATTACTCTCTGACCTAAAACTGCATGAGTGGTGTTTACATCTCCATCTGCATTACGAGTCGTAATGGTTGGCCACTGAAAATTACCCACATAATATTCTACTCTACCAGCACCCACTCTTGGCTCTGGTTCTTCCTGTACCTCTTTCCACTGAGATAAAATATTTGGATCTCCATTGTTAATGAGTTCTAATTTATGCCCTCTTCCTATATTTTTACCCTCAGCTATACCTATCTCTACTGGGTCTATAGGATTCTTAGAAGATTCAAATACAATGTCATCTACATCTGATCTAATAACTATGAACTGACTACCAATTCCAGTTGCGGCTGGTTCTGCACTTAAACTTGCAAAGTAATATGAGGATACCATTCCAACATAAAAAGTAGTTCCAATATTGGCATCTATAGTTTGAGTTACTGGATTGCTCAAAGTCATAAAATCTAAAACAACTTCTACACCTGTAGAAATACCAGCATCATTAGCTATGGTTACAATACCAACGGCAGTTCCAAAACCTGTAATTGTAGTTCCAGCTGCAAGTATGCCGCCACCACTCTTATATTGATCTGCATAGACCTCATCGCCAATGTTGAATGAAGTTAATATTCCTATCTTTTGATCTGAATAGATTTTATTATCAGTTGATGTACAAAATCCACTGAGAGGATAGTTATATGCAGCATAATTAGTTAATCCAAATCCTGTAACAGAAGTTCCAGCCCCAGTTAAAAATACTTGTGGATTATCTAAATCATCTGTGATGAAATCCCCAGTTTTGATACCAGAAACAACACCTGTGGTGAATCCAGCCAAATATTCTGCATCGTCATCAAGTATAATGAGTGCCGAACTACCCACATTAGCGTCTGCCTTGTCTATGGTTTCTACTACATTTGATCCATAATCTCTATTTTTGGGAAACTTATAGAACTTTGCTCCATAGAATCCTAAGAATCTAAATTGACTTGGATCTTTTTGAACCTCATACACTTTCACATTCTGTATTCCACCACCATAGTAATTCATAACTCCAGAGTCAACCTCTGCCCATGTCAAATCATTTCTACATCCATGAAAAATTCTGGCATGATAAGCATTACTTACTTGTTGCACTCTCGTATTGAGAGGTTGTATATAACCTGGCAATTTATTATCTAACTTAATGATTATTTCATCATACTCATCAATGACCGCATCAAGTATAGCGAGTTGTTCAGAAAGAGCAGTAGATTCTTTCTTAGTGTCCTCCCTAGCTTGCCTTAATCTTTGAGCAATTACCTTCGGGTCAATCATTCATCTTCTCCCATAGTCATATTTGCACCAACAAATTCTTTGCCTGGATAATCTTCCATACTTTGTCCCTCATATTCTGTAATCAATGGTTCTAAATCCTTTCTTGTAGCATGAACTATGTAACTACAATGAATATAATGTGAGTTAAACTCGTGAGGATTAACCAATATGGAAGTTTTATTTTTCATTTTGGCAATACTATAACATAAATTCTGATGTTTTCCAATAGGAGTCAGTTGTACTGTGATACTATCCTCATCCACAAGGTCTTTCCAATAATCTGGCAACTCTATCACATTATCGCCTTTTAAAACTCCCCTTACATATACACCTATTTCTGGGCCTTCTAAAGACACATAGCGAAGTCTGTGTCCTTTTCCTTTTGTTGGGTGTTCAATGTCAAATGATTTAGCAGGCGATGCCATTGCCTTTGCTATTTGACTCGATAACCAAGGAGAAATTATTCTCTGACATGATATAACACCTGTAACTAATAGTTTACCCTGTACAGTTACAAGTCCATTGAATGTTGATGGAGCGTTTCCTACATTGAGTCCGTTTTTATTATTAACACCATTAGTGATACTTGCTGAGTTTCTTACTGTAAGACCATTCTTTGTACACAATCCTGTGAAGTTACTTACCGCAATAACATTAAGTACACCAAAGACATTAGCAATTCCTTTTACCTCTAAACTAACTGGCACAGGAAGATTCATTGGTGGGCCAATCATTACTCCAGCAGTAGGAACTGGTGGACATAGCCCCATAAAAGTAGGGCCATTGAAAACACATGTGCCTGGAATAATTGGAACGGCTGGTAAAAATGATACGTCTAACGCTCCAACGACAATCTTGTCGCCAACCATAGATATCGAACAGGTTGCTGGCATAATTCTAGTTCAGAGGGTTTGTAGCGAAGTTCAAGAGTCTTCCTAAGAATCCTCCTTTTTTTGAGTCGGCCTTTGTGCCACTTTCAACTGATGTTCCACCTTCGTTCTTCACAAAGTTAGCACCCATTGTTAGACCCTGACTTGTTAAAATGTTCGTATTAGTTGATTTGCAATGTAGAGTAGAACTATCTAAGTTTATAATTCCAGTGCAGCTTAGTGTAAGTTCTTCTTCTGCTTGGAATCTTATATTTCTACCTTTTATTAATACATCACCATCTTGAGCTTCTAGAACTATATGTCCACTAGCAGCTGCAATTAGTTTTGCTGGTAGATTATTCTTCTGTACTTCTCCAACACCAACAGTTTCATAAGAACAACCATTACATACTAATCTTTGTAATCCATGTTTATACCATGCTATGCCTTGATACTCGTCTGTAAATACGCTATAGTCGGTAATATATTCTTTTAGTTCTCCCTCAACTAATTTGATTCCAGAGGTGACTCTGAATCCAGGCTTGTTTTCAAAAAATATCTTATCTGCGGGCTTTAATGGTTCTTTCTTATGAGTCATTAGTATCCTCCTCCATAGCCACCGCCACCGCTGGATCCTCCGCCCCCACTTGATCCAGAAGACCCAGAGCTATCAGTATTGTCAGTAGGAGGAGTAGGGTCAGATTGTTGAGTTGGTTGCTGAGGTGTTTGCTGAGTTTGACCCATTGAAGGAGTATCACTTGTGTTAGTTTCACTTGTGCTAGTGGTGTCGGAAACATTTGATTCTGGTAATGTAGATTGTTCTATAGCAGCTTGTTCTGCTGGAGTGTATGTGACAGGTGCAGATAATCCCAAACTTTCTTCTTTGGTATTATATATCGTAGCATGAGGAGTGGATACATGTTGAGCACCAACCATCTTCACTCCTGTTTCTGGGTGAACATGGAAATCACCATAGTAAGGATTACCATTGACCCAACCGACTTGTCTCTTACCTAAACTATAGACACAATCAACAACATTTACCACAAGCATACCAGTGCTAGGTCTTTCTCCTATATCAGAAACAAAGTCAGGGCTGTATGCTATGACTGGTTTTAGATCTGCATTTAAACCAGTTTTTGTATTTATTATGACATCAGGGATTACAGCGTGTTTATCTTGACAATTTATATTCTGGACTCCTACGATAGAACCAGCTGGGGTTAACAAGAAATCAAAGGTACACTGCCCCACTCTTCCAGAATCGCCAGGCGTGTATCCCAATCCAGGCTTAACTGGTATTAGATTAGTAACAATACCAACTGGCTGACTACCGATTCCCGAAACACCTCTAGTAGTAAAGTTGTAAGTATCTGTTCTTGCTATACCAGCAAAGGCATTATCGTTGTAGTCTTTAAATGACCCCTCTGACATTGATATGAAATATTCGGTATTAGGCCTTAAATCAACATCTGGGTCAACCTGTATGATTCTATCTGATAAGTAAGTTATTCTTCTATCATTTACATTTATTCTCTCATGAACAATATTATTGATTGACTCTGTTATGACTACCTCGCCCTCGCCCTTTCTAATGGGTTCATTAAATGTAATTGATAATTTGATGGAAGTCTGAACACCTACTGCATCATCAGCTGGAGTTGTAAAAGTGATGAATGGAGCAATACTATCTAAATTAGTTCCATCATCGCCATATCCACCTGTAATTCCAATACCAGGCCCTTCTGTGACAGGATATTTTGGTGGAACTACGTTAGTTGCTGGGCAGTATCCTCCACCAGCAGATAACATATAGATATCAACAATAGATCCATTTTCATCTAAGATAGCTTCTGCTATTGCACCACCACCATGTCTGGTTTTATCAATAACAGTTATCTGTGGAGGAACACTATATCCAAATCCTTTCTCTAATATTTCCAAAGTTAGAATACTTCCATCTATAGATGAAACTATGGGTAGTAGAGCGGCAGTCTTTGTTCCATCTCCAAGAACTTCTACCTTTGGAGGTATACAATCGCCCCATATGAATCCAGCGGGAACTCCTCTACCCAAATCATCTTGATTTTTTGGATTTCTAACTTTTTCATTACAATCAAAGAAATCAGCCACATCATTACCTAAGATACTGAGTAGAGAGAACCTGTCGCCATAGTTCATATCATCTTCATCAGCTAATTCGTTAAGTGTAACAAAAATATTATTGAGTCTCCAATTCTTTTTCCTATCCTTATCTTGTTGTTTAACATAACCTGTCAGTTGAGTTTTGAGTTCTTTTGTCACTGTAACTCCACCACCAGCAGCAGATACCTGTCCTGTTTCAGTTTCTAATATACTATTAATTTGTCCATCTGAGAAAGTATCAAACACAGCTTTATTTGAGTCAGTAACCTTGATTGGCTTATTCATCTTCTCTGTCGCATTTAAAACATTCAGCCAACTTCTAGGTGGTTTCTTAAATCCTCCTTCTCCTTGAAGATAATCTTCGTATTCCTTACATTGTAAAGAATCACATGCTAGGAAAGATAATAACATATCAACATAACTACTCACTGATGATAATAAACTACCAATACCACCTAAGGCACCTGTCAACCAATCTATACCACCCATTATTGGAGATAGAAAACTTTGTATTTTATCATTAACTTCTCCCATGATAGCACCAACAGTCTGTTCAATGGCACATACAGTTGGGTTTAGGGCTTTACCGATCATATCTTTGAAAAGACCTTTTAACATGCCCAAGAGATCAGTTCCAAGCTTATCGAAAATACAGAAAACTATATCCATTATTCTCTTAAATGCCTTAACAATGGGACTTTGTTGTGGCTCTGGAGTAAGAAATGCAATAAAGTCTTGGAACCTCTTACCCAAAAACTTTATAACCTTGTCTCTAATTAATTTTATAACTTTCTTTATCGCACCATTTACTATTCTAGTAACTTTATTAAGTAATTTGTTAATATCTACTAAAGTGTTTCTTGCTGTATCAATATACTCACCAGCAAACTCTGTTAGGCCATTTACTGTTGTAAGGAAACTGCCGATTGCATGAGTTATATCGCTGATTGCATCGTTCTCACATGCATTATTAAACGTATGAGGGCCAAGTCCTTTAGGAGCATGTTGATCTACGTTACTTCCACTACTAAAAACTCCCTCAAAGTCATTTGGATTAAATTCTTTAGTTATTCCAACTGAATTATCTGAATTACCTGATGGGTTATTATTAGTGTTAGTATCACTTACTTTTCTAGTGGTTTCACCAGTAACATCCCTAGCAGTAAATATGCCCAATTCAGACATATCGTTATTTTTAGGGCCATGTGGTTCAGTTGGTTTAATAGACCTAGCTAAGGCACCAAAAATTACTGGTTGTTGTCCTTCCTCTCCATCTAAGAAAAATCCAAAAACAGTTTCACCACCAAGCATCATAGAACTGGAACCAAGACAACCTTGGCCAGCTCCTTTCGATGCATCTAACAAGACATGAGCCCAAGGCAGATCGTCATCTGGGAGATCCTTTTTTTCAAAAGTATGATACCCAATTATTCTTACTTTACATCTAAATGCCCAACCGTCTTCGTCATCTACGGCTCCATCTCGCCAAGATTCTTTAGGAGCAACCTGTCCTATCCACCAGACAAATCCGTCCCTTCCAACAAAGTTGGTCTTTAGCAGTGAACTGTCTAACATTAATCGTCATACACTAAGCATTCTGGTTCGTCAGGATGCATATCGCAAAATAGTTCTAAAGCGTTAGGATCATGATGATCTCCTGCCTCGATCTCTTCTTTGTGATGTTCTGCATAAACTTCCAATTCATGCAATTCTTCCTTAGCATGTCTGCGTGCTGCAGGGTTTGCTAGAGGATCTTCTGCGATCTTTCGATCTAACTCTATGTGTTTTTCTATACTTTCCATAAATTTTCTCCTAGTTTAGTCCATAAGAATCTCTTACGAGATTTAAAGATGTAACGTTTCTACCGTCACCCAATTCAAAATGATGTCTCAAGGCTCGAACTAAGTAAATACCACTTATTTCGAGGTCTGCACTTTTGTCATCCGCTCCTCCGTCACCTGACTCGGAAGGGCCAACATCAGGAATAACCACGTTTATGACTTGTCCGACTCTGATGCCGTTATTGCATGCTATAGTTATATTTAGCGACTGTTGGAAGAGTAATGAATACCTAGAGAATGATTTTGCCATGTCTCGTTCATCCCTTCCAGAACCCCTGGCATTGCCATCATCATCTGGTTCAAGATTTTTTTCAATCATACCACTGTCCATGATCCTAACTAAACGTCTTGACGGATTATCCGCAAAAAGGTCGTTTTGGGGTATAGGAACATCAGGCCCAGCAGTAGTTTGGCCATCTTTACCATTTACATTATCTTTGAGTTTATATGGGGTAGACTTCATCTTCCAGTTTACAGGATCAAACGTAATTGTCAAGTTACTGTAAAGTCCAACTCTTAAATTTTTCTGTATATCTACTGCCTTATCAATAAAGTAGTCCAAAATTTTATTTTGATCTTCACCTTCCTCAGCTCTACCAATACCAGTAGTATATGTAAATGTGTCAACCTTGCTTAGTTCATCGTCATCACCAAGTTTTTGCACTTCATCGTTTGCTTTGTCTAATAAACTATCAATAGATCTAAACTTATACCCTTCATAATCTTCATAAAAGACAAATCCAGATGTTCCCTGCTCTCCTTCCTTTACTGGTTGTGTCTTTGGTGCCAAACCAGTTATCACAAAGAATGGTTTTCTCATATTGCCTTGGAAATCATATTCAGTTGCACAAGGATCAACCTTGAGTCTCTCATCATCTATTTTTAATTTTTCTTTAAGTATACTTCTCACATGTTCACTTATTGGGGCTTTCTTATATCTTTTCTCACATCTTGTAATTTCATTTCTTAAATTTCCAACCGTGCTCATACATATGACAAAAGTTTCTTGACTCTCTGTTCTCTGTATGTTTTCAATACTTTGAACAAAGAGGGGGGTGTTATCATTATTGAAAGAAAACGATTGATTCTCCGCTAGTGATACCTTAAGATCAACTCTTTCATATCCTCGTATGGGTAATTTAGCAAGTAAGTTAGTTGTATCAGATACATGAACGTAACATGATACTGCTGGGGAAAGAATATCCTCAAAATAATCAATAGCAGTTATTGATTTTGATTTGGCTAAATCAGGAAATTTATCACTAACATCTTTCTCATCTTCTAGGTCAGGTTTATCTACACCTGACTCAGCACCACCTATACCGTCAGGATTATTCTTCAAATAATATTCAACATCATTTGGAGTTATCATACATTGTGTAAATTCTACTTTGTTAAGTGTTGACATTATGAACCTCCTAAAGCTTGTACTGTAAGCATAGCAAAGGCCTGGTGTACACTAACGCCTTGACTACCAGCCATTGATGATGGATCTGAGTTACTACCACCACCGCTGCCTCCTGATGGTGCTGGTGATGGTAAGTTTTTAGGGCCTGAAGGTACTTTCATCGAGAGAATTACAACTGGATTTTCTTCTTCTCTATCAGTTGATGTGTAATCTTCAATATCTTCTATTTCATCTTTCATCATTAAATTTCTCATAGATGACATCAACAGCGATCCTCCCTTTTTAACTTTTTCGATAAGTGGCTCATTTTCAGACAATATTCTAATTAACTTATCAGCATATACTGGTTTGCCCGTTACGTCTTTATCTGTTGCAAATCCTTCTTTCTCTAAGTTTCTTGCTACGTCTTCAGCAGATTCAGCATTTGTTTCTACACCAATATACCCTTTATAATCTTTATACCATACTTTTACCAAATAGTCAACTGCCTCCTGAGCATTTTGAAAATTAATAAACTTAGACTTCTCATAATATTTCTCTCCATCTTTCTCATATTCATGAACTACTTTCTCAGTATAATCTTGACCTTCTACTGCTTTTAAATTAAAGAAATTATTTGTTCCAATATTACTCTCACCAGCGCCAGTCTCTAACTGAAACTGTGCTACAACTGCTTCTGGATATTTGGCTCCAGCATTCACAGCCATCTGATATATAATTTTCTTCCTCTCTTCTATTGGAAGATCCTGATCATACTCCAAAGGTTTCTCCACTGCTTGCCCCATGATATTTTCTTGTGGTCGTATTCCACTTACGTTATCACCAATATCCTCATCATCAAATGCACTTGCTTCTAGATTACTTGTATCGTCAGTTAATGTTACTGTTTTAACTCCACCCAAACTAAATGTTTGAGACATATCCGCAGCTTTTGCTGGTGGCGAAAATGCATTAAGCAGACCAGCACTTAAAACACCAACTATACCACCCCTACTGACATCAACACCAAACAATTTTTGTGATGCTTTTTTACCAACACCAGCCATAGGAGTTCCAGACTCCACTAATTTAGTGAATCTTTCTATCAACTCCGCCAATCTGTCTATTCCCATGGCCTTGGGTTTTTTCTTTTTATTTTCTTTTTTCTTTTCCTCCTCCTCTCTTTTTTCTTTATCTTCTGTCTTTTCGCCTTCCTCTAATTCTTTAGCATCCAGATTATCTTTCTCCGCCTCTACCTTTGACTTCTTTTTATCTGTTTCTTGTTGATCTTGTTCTGGTTCTTTTATCTTGTCAACCTCAACTTTCTTATCTGCACTAACTTTATTGTCTTCCTTTACCTGTTCATCAATTAGCTTTTTACCCTCATCTCTTTGTTTCTTCTCCTCAGTTAATTTTTCTTTCATCAACTCATCATCACCACCATAATTCTGCCTTAGTTCTGTCTCAGGATCTACCTCATTGGTTTTAGATCCTCTACCAAGGAGAAATGGCAACATGAAAAGAGTACTAAACAGGCCTGGCAAGGCTGGATTCTGTTTACCTTTTCCAACTCTCTTATCAACGAAATTTTTTGCCTTCTCAATCGTAGATTCTGATGGGACTTTATTCTTATCCATCATTCGACCAAGAAGTCTTGTAAACTTCTCAACCTTATACTCAGTCCCATCAATAGTTTTGGTGAGTTTATCTCGAACCTTTATTGTGGATACATCAAGTCCACCTCTACCAGTAGTTATTTTAGCCATCAGTTAGCATCCACAATATTATACACAGCCCTTGAGTATGGTATATGTATGTTCTTAGTATTAATAGCAAAGAGTATTGGTATCTTATTACCTGTTTTAGACATTGTAGGAACGGTAGGCGCCTGTTGTCCACTCATATCACCACCATCACCTGTTTTGCCTCCACCCATGTCCATAAATTTAGGGCTCATCTCTGTTCCACCAGCTGACTTCAAACCTGATGGTTTCGTAGATATCTCCTTAGCAGTGTCATGCATGAAATTCTTATCAACATTATCCACTATAGACTCTTTGAACTCTTCTTTATTCTGTTCTGCCTTTATTTCTTCTGAAAGTTTTTCTTCCTTTGGTTTTCCTAATCCTAAGAATTCTTTAACATTGTTAACTACGTTCTTAATCTGCATCATCGGATTGAAAGCAAATTCTTGGGATTTATCGTTTATATTTCTAGATGAGGATTCTAAATTAGATCCAGGCAAACCTAGGCGGCCTCTAACACCCTTTTCGCCATCCCTTCCATCTTTTCCATCTTTAACTTTTGCATTAATTCTTAAGGCTTTTAAACCCTGTTCCTCCATTAATGCAATTACCTTTTCATAATATTCGATATACCTCTGTGTTCCCGCCATTCTTTTATTGTCACCAGCCTCTTCATACTTTTTGTATTGCTCCTTCTTTTTTTCTAAAAGGTTTTCATAATCTTCTTTTGTTCTGATGATTGTTTTACGTTTGCTATCGTCTGTTGATGATGAACTTTTTCTTTCTATAACTAACTTGCCATCATCAGTAACAGATATTTTGGCATCAGAAAGAGTTGCACCACCCATCACATTTTCCTGTGAATCAACAGCGGATGCTTCTAACTTCTGTTCCTCTTCTTGAAGTATTTGTTTCTTTGCTGCTGCAGCTGCAATGGTATCAAGGTTCTTCTCAAGAAGGGCATTTATCTTTGCAAACTTATCTTCCTCTTTCTTTTTCTTTTCTTTTTCTTTTCTGTTTTTAAATAAACCCTTTCCAGTAACAAAGTCATAAATTCCCTTGCCAGCAAGAACAAGTCCACCAGCAACCGCAGCAACTGGGGCGAGGACAGGTAGTACTGCGCCAACTAATGGCACTGCCAATGCAGCCACACCAATACCAGCTGCAATCTTCAATATATTACCTACTACTCTCATAAATCCTCCACCACCTTTACCACTGGCTAACTTATCTACAAAATCAGTAGCTAATCCAAGTGCGGTTCCAAGAAACTGCATCTGGCCTGAGTTGGCCATTTTCTCAACCATACTTCCAAAATCACTTAACCTCTGTAGTCCTCCTTCAAATACTTTTCCTAAGAATTTATTTGGATCAAATGATTCTACGTTTTGTTCTATCCTATCTGCTGCATTAGATATGAATGATTTTACTTCATTCCTAGCTATCCTTGCAATAGATGGCTTTTTGATAGCTGTGTCCGCATTTAACGGCAGTTCTAACTGTTTAGGAACACCTAATAAATTATTCTTTCCTCTTGCTGTTGTCTTATTGAGATTTCCAAACTGCTTTGCTATAGTCCTTCCCTTTCTACCAATCTTTCTTCCTATGAAGGCATTAGTTCTTCTAACAAGACTATTACCTTTTTTAGCAATTTTGCCTGTTTTTAGTAGTCCAGATGTTATCTTAGCCATTGTTTGCTTGTGCTTCTCTAGCCTTTTGTTTTAGGTTTTCTTCTTCAATGTGTAATTTAAGTAGTCCAACATAAATGTCTCTCTCCCAAGGAGGCATATTCTCAATTTCTGTTAGAGAATATTTATGATACTGCATGAGAGCGAAATTGATTCGGAAGTATGTCTCAAGATCAACATGAGACATACTTAGGCGAAAAAATCCGTTAGCCCCTCTAGTTCTATAGTATTTTCTTTGTTGGTCTTGGGATTTGTTACCTTTAAAGTATGTTTCAATTTGGGCATAGTATCAAAGAATTTTTCAATCTTCTGAAACTGTTCCGATGTCAATGATTCGACCCATTCTTTAAGTTCTTTTTTAGTACACTCAGATGCTGAGAACATCTCTTCATCATTATAAACCATGTCAATGGATTGTGCTACAATGTTAAATGATTTTTCAACTTGATTTTTTTCATCATCTTGGAAGTTAGTTTCTACAAACTGGCTCAATGATGGGTATTTCATTTTGACAGTGTATCCATCAGCTAATTCTATATCTGGAGAATGATCATCAGATTTCACAACCTTAATATCATCAATACTCACAGTTACAGGAACTTCTGTAACTCCATCATCACCACATGTTACTATGAGTTCAATTGTTTCACCCACAGATTTGCCACGAATATTTAAGAATAAGTATTCTATGTCAAAGCTAGGTAGAGTGTCAATCTTTATTCCTTTGGTTAAAACACATTCTTTGAGAACTTGCTTAACAGCATTAGAAATTTGTTTTTGATCTTGAGATTCAAGCGAAAGTATGAGAATTTTTTCTTCTCTCACCAAAAATGGTCTGTATTTTACAGTTTTTCCATTTGATGGCAATTTCAATTCATACTCAGCCGTCGTAATTTTAGGTAAAGGCATAATAAGTAATTATTCGTTATTATTTAGAGGGTTATTCTAGGGTTATTTTGGAGGATGACCCTAATGGCACTTCAGCCATTGTGTCGAGATCATTAGTCTGTACAACATAATATCTATCATACGAAAAGTCAACTTGTACCTGTAATATTTGACCGTTTCCATATGACAAAGGAATATCCTGTATTGCTATTGGAAATGCATTTATAAAGTTATAACTTATGACATCGGGTGTAGCTTTGTTTTCGGGCCCACCAAAATCGTATATGGTTGGTTCTTCACTCGGAGGAAATACTTTATTAAATCCTTCAAATACATCTCCACCACCAATACCAATATCTGTGTAAGAGGGCCCTAAATTTGAGGAGTATCTGTTTTTTACTACTTCATAAGGTTTTAGATGCATGTCTCTTTCAAATTTAGTAATTTGAATATCTCTCTTATATTGATTAGGATATCTAAATCTATGAAATCCATTTAATGCTCCTGATGTAGGATATCCGCCACGAGATCCTCTAGGAAAAGGTTGGCCATCATTGCCTGTGTAGAGAGGATTCATATAGTTAACCCACTCTTGAAATAGTCTAAGAGATGTATAATCGCTTGTTACATAAAATCCAATTGAAATATCAGTATATTGTCTCTGTGTCGCAAATCTTTCTCTAATACCTTGTCTACTACCTACTTCCTGTACAACAGACATACTGGTGCCAGGCAAAGTAGCCTCAGTTGCTAATAATTCAAATCTTCTCTGTTTATCGTTATCTCTAAAAACTCCACAACTTGTCAACCACTGATCCAAATTTTGAGCTACGAGTTGATTTTCAGAGTCTGCTTGGATTTGTGCCAAAGTTTTACCACCATCATCTATCGGAAACTGTGTTCTTGGGGTGGGATTAGATGGCGCTAAATCCATAGACACTTTAAAATAATTAGATAAGGATGGTGCTCCTAGTGCCTCTTGGAAGTTCTGTAAATGAGCAGGATTATTTGTATCAACAGATCCCAGATCCACACTAGCGCCTAGTGGCCCTACCTTATTGAAGTAATTTTTGATGTGGTTTATTTCTGCCATCTAAATATACATATGACTTACCATACTATGTATACGAGTTTTTATGGCTTATAAGGGGAAATTTAAACCAAAACATACTAAAAAGTATAAAGGCGATCCCACTCAGATCATTTATCGTTCTCTTTGGGAGAAAAAGTTCATGGAATATTGTGATCTGACAGAGAATATAAGTCAATGGCAGTCAGAGGAGTTTTGGATACCATACAAGAATCCTTTAGATAAAAAGATGCACAGATACTTTCCAGACTTCTTCATTAAGTATCAAGATTCAAATGGAAAGAAAAGATCTGTGGTAATTGAAGTCAAACCAAAGAAACAATGTAAAGCTCCACCAAGAAACCCAAAGAAAAGAACTAAGGCATGGGCACATGCTGTTCAAACATGGGTTATAAATGAAGCAAAGTGGAAAGCAGCAGAACAATACTGCGCTGACAGAAAATATGAATTTAAGATCATGACCGAAGACGATTTAGGTATTTCACATGATCGCAGAAGATATTAAACAAAAGGCTGGTGTAACAAACCATAAGAGTTCATGGTATGTGAATGCTCTTATAGAGGCCTTATCTGGTGTTCAAGAGGAGGAAAGAGATACCATAGATACTGGCGGTATTACACTAGGATCTCTATTCTTTTTTTCATATAGTGTAAAACATCCAGAAAAATATCCATTTTGGGATGTCCAACCATTAGCAGTGGCATTGAGATTTGATGGAGATGGGTTTCTGGGGTGTAATTTACATTATGTTAATCCAGATTATCGTGACGCTGTTGCAACTAGCTTACTAAATAGCGGTGGCGGGTCTGTAGTACCCAAGAACAGCATACACAAATACCTATTTTCTGGAATGGGTAGCCTATATAAAGTCCCTGATGATGAAGATTGGGCAAGTATATCTTTACTTCCCACAGAAAGATTCGTAGATAAAAGGGGCAGAGCATATCCTAAAAACAGAGCCTTTAACTGGAGAAAATAGTGGCAGAAGAACAAAACATTATAGAAACATACGGTGGTTATGATGAAATCAACCCAAAGATAGATGCGCTTAGGAATCTTGAAATAAAAAAAATACCCTACAAGGGTAGAAATAATGAGGGGACTGCAACCAGTTACAGAGTTTTTTACAATCCTGATACTCAAACGGTTCAAGTTTTACCTGTAGACTTAAATGGAGAGGTTGTACAAGGTGCTGAATCAATATACACTAACGGTGTATTTGATTTAGATAAGATGGAAGTTGAACTATCGAGAAGCGGTCAAGGTAACAAGATAGTATATGGCCCTTTCTTAGATGAAGAGGAGAGAGAAAGAATCAATGAATTGATAAAAGATGGAGTAGAAAATTATTCTGTGGCTACTGGAACATCTATTCCTAAATGGGTAACTCAAGATGGTTTTGCTAATGACATAGAGAGTTCAAACAAAGAAAAAAAGGACATAAACTTAGGGTTGGTAAATGAAAGTTCGAGTGTTGAACAATCAAATATGTATGCAAATACAGAGAATAATAATAATTCAAAAACTAATAAAGGTCTAGTAGATCTAGGAGTTCCTTTTGGCCAATATAATACTATAGTAGAGAAAAGACAAAAAGGTTTTGGTAGAGATCATAATTTGTCGGACTATGATGATGATGCGGACGTAATGTTCAGAAAGATAGTTAGATACCCAATAGACATGGCGGATAATATGGATCACATGATGATTCAATGTTATGCCTACCAACCACCATATGCTCCAGCATTTAGAAAAGAATTTGGAGAGAGGGTACTAGACGAAAAGACAAAAAAGAAAGTACATGAAACTAACGTTGGCTTTGGTATACCAAGACAAACTCCTTTTAAGAGAAAATTAGGTGCTGGTATTAAACTCCCCATGCCTAATAATATGATGGATCAAAACCCAAGGCTATGGGATGAAGGAACAATGAACACTGGTTCTATGGGTGCAGTTCAAAATGCTAAAAAGAACGCTCTCACATCTTTCTTCACATTCGACTACTTCGGATTTGGTGGCCCAACAAGGAGAAATGCTATTGCACTCGAAAGATTGAAGAGAGAGGCGGGTAGAGCAGATATGCTTGCAAATCAGGTGAGTCAGTTGGTAAGTAATATGGGTTATGATGTTCCAGCAGAACAAATACTTTCTAGAAGTGTGGGTGTCATAGCAAACGCAAACACAGAATTACTATTCAGTGGAGTATCTTTAAGAACATTTGAGTTTCAATGGCAAATGAGTCCTAGAGATGAACTAGAAGCTGCTAATGTGAGAATGATTATTCGTGCATTTAAACAATGGTCTGCTCCTAGAAAACTTGCAAAGATTGACACTGGGATGGAGAAACATTCAAGGAACACTGGTGTCGGTCAGGCTGGTGGGCCATCTTTCTTCTTAGGTACGCCTAATATATTCAGACTTAGGTATTTGACCAGAGGTAAAGAAGATATCATGGGAGTTAATAAATTTAAACCTTGTGCATTGACAAACGTTTCTGTCAACTATACACCAGAGGGTCAATGGATGGCATATGACAGAGGTATGCCTATTTCTGTTGTAATGACTCTATCATTTAATGAATTAGAACCTATATACAATACAGATTACACAGCAGAAGTTCAACAGGGTAGGAAATTCATAGACAGTCCAGATGGAGGTAATAGAGGTGATTTATTCCCCATCAGTATCATAAAACAACATGATCCAGCAAATGCAGAAATAGGTTACTAATATGGCTAGTTACTTTTCATACTTTCCAGAAATAGCATATGTTTCAAGAACTAATGACAGAAGTTCTAGTGATGAGTATATTATTGTCAAAAATATTTTCAAAAGAGCTAAACTTCGTGATGATTTTTACAATGTAGTTACTGCTTTTGATGATTATATGATTATTTCAGACGAAAGGCCAGATCAAGTAGCAGAAGCCGTATATGGAGATCCTCGTTATGATTGGGTAGTTCTTACTACCAATAATATTACAAATATAAGAGATCAATGGCCTCTCAATGCTCAAGATTTTCAGAAGTACCTTTTAGCTAAATATGGATCAGAAGAAGAATATACTAAGGTTCATCATTATATAACTGAGGTTAGTATTGACACCAAAAAAAGAATAGTTGTGCCTGAAGGTTTAAGAGTAGATTCTAATTTTAATTCTCAATATCTAGATCAAACTACAAGACAAGAAATTAATTATGGAGGCACATTAAATGCTCTATCTACAATAGATAGTGTCGGAACTGTTAAAGATGCCAATGGTAATGTAGTAACACATGACAATATACTTGCAGTAAGTAACTATGAATATGAGGAAAACTTAAATGATGCTAAAAGAAGAATTAAACTATTGAAAAAAGACTTCTTGAATGTACTGATAAGTGATATGAGAGGTATAATGAAATATAGGAAAGGAACTGGTCAATTTATTACTAGGGGATTGAAACAAGCATTTAACCCTAGACTTAGTGGGTCATAAAAAAAGGGGTCGTAAGACCCCTTTCTTATTAGCAAACTACTTCAACTATGCAGTATGCTTACTCTTCAGCGAGTTTCTGAAAATAACTTAGTGCGTCATCTTCTTCTTCTGTAGTCTCTTCTACAGTAGCCACTGGTTCTGGTGTAGGTGTAAGACCTTCACTTAAATCCTCAAGATCTTCAGTGTCCATTTTAGGTGTGACAACTGCCTTTCTTGCTAGAACTGAGTCCAAACGTGATTTAAGTTCATCATAAGACTTAAATTGGTCTGCAGCAGTGAACTCACTGAGATCATAGATTTTATCGTAGATCTTTTCTAACTCAGCATCATCATCTAAAAGTGCCTCTGTCTTGCCAAACTCTGAACTATCATAGTTCCAGAATCCAGCGACCTGTTTGATCTTCAACTTGAAGTTGGCACCCTTCCAGAAATCAAATGGGTTGATTGGTTCTTCATCTTCAAACTCAGGTTGCATTGCAGCAGTGATCTTATCAAAGATCTTCTTACCAAACTTGTA